TGTCAAACGCTACCAATGGAATCGAACCTCCTAGAGACTACTTGTCCATTAAGAAATCAAAGAAAGGGCCTCTTAAGCAAGTGGTTCCATCATATACTACACTAAAGAATAACTACACTTTACTGTGGGATATGCATAATAATGATGGTTATATTAAAGTTGTTGCATTAATGCAAAAGTTTTTTGACCAAGCGATTAGTGGTAACTGGGCATACAATCCAGAAAATTATCCAGACAATGAAGTACCTGTGTCAGCAATGGCAAAGGATTTATTAACAACCTACAAGTATGGTTGGAAGACTTCTTACTATCAGAATACATATGATGCTAAGAAAGATGGTGATGATGTAGAGAAGACAGATGTGGATAATCTTATTAATGATATATTAAATTCTAACGAGGAGGAAACCTGTGACAGTTGTGCAGTCTAAAGAGGTGTCTGGTATGACAGTCTTCAATAAGAAGGCAGTTGACACTACAAAACAATTCATGTTCTTTGGAGCACCTCTGAGTGTTCAACGCTATGATTCATATAGGTTTCCAACCTTCGATAGGTTAACACAGCAACAACTAGGATATTTCTGGAGACCTGAAGAGGTATCACTTCAAAAAGATAGAGCAGATTATGCACAACTTACAGACCAACAGAGACATATCTTTACTTCTAACCTGAAGTATCAGATTATGTTGGATAGTGTACAAGGTAGAGCACCTGGTATGGCATTCATACCTTACTGTTCTCTACCAGAACTAGAAGCATGTATGACTGTGTGGCAGTTCATGGAGATGATACACTCCAGATCTTACACATATATTATTAAGAATGTATACTCTAATGCTTCAGATGTATTTGATACCATCCTTGAGGATGATAATATATTATCAAGAGCAGAGTCTGTTACAAAATCTTATGATGACTTCATAAATTATGCACATGAGTATGACCAAAGTAATAGTTGGAAACCTGATTGGAAAGAACATCCTAATTCAGAATGGACAAGACGAGACCTTAAAAGATATTTGTATAAAGCAGTTGCTAATGTTAATATACTAGAGGGTATTAGATTCTATGTAAGTTTTGCTTGTTCGTTTGCCTTTGGTGAAAGTAAACTCATGGAAGGGTCAGCAAAGATACTATCTCTTATTGCTAGAGATGAATCACAACACTTAGTATTAACACAACAGATAATGAAGAACTGGTCTGAAGGTAAGGATGACCCAGAGATGCAAGAGATAGCAGAAGAAGAAAAGGAAACTGTTATACAAATGTTTAAGAAGTGTGTAGATGAAGAGAAGTCTTGGGCAAACTATTTGTTTAAAGAAGGTAGTATGATAGGATTGAATGAAAGATTACTACACAATTATGTTGAGTGGATTGCTAACAGGAGGATGAAAGCAATAGGTTTGAAACCTATATACGATCAACCCCTTAGAAATAATCCACTACCTTGGACTGAGCATTGGCTCAACTCTAAGGGTCAACAAAACGCACCACAAGAAACGGAGATTGAAAGTTATGTCGTTGGAGGAATCAAACAAGATGTCACAGAAAATACGTTCAGTGGATTCCAATTGTGATATAGAGTGGGACTTAGAAGATCTAAAGAAAGCGATTACCGATAGTGCTGAACTGTATGATGAACTGTTAGATAAAGCAGGTCAGCATGAGTTGCCAGCACAGACAGCAGAAGCAATGTGGGAGATGGAACGTAAACTTTGGTCACAAAAAGAGGGTAGAGAGCTTGACGAACCAAGTTATTAATGCTATTGTATCAATATGGACCACTTTGTAATGGTTCTCTGACATAAATAGTCAGTAAGGTATCCTAGATACCTTTTCGTTCATCCCATAAGGGACGCAAGTAAGCCGACTCGGAACGGGCACGTTCATCCTATGGAATTTTTATTAGCTGCTGCATTAACTTGTGCCGATGTATCAAGATTGGTAGATCGTGCTCAGACTGAGAGAAATCTCAGTGTTGAAACCAGACAAGAGATAGTGGAGATGTACCAAGTACATCTTACGGAAGCAGTAGGACTAGAGTGTACATGGGACGCAAAAGCCGACTGAAGGAACGGTATTAAAAACACCTAATCCTACAGGAGAA